GCAAAGCCACCGTCTTCCGCTGGCTGCGCGAACACCCTGAATTCGAAAAGCTGTACGAGATCGCGACCGACGAGCGCGCCGACACCCTGGTCGATGAGATCGTTGAGATCGCCGACAACTGCCGCGTCGACGCTGACTCGATCCGCAAGGCCAAGCTGCGCATTCACGCTCGCGTCGAGCAGGCCCAGCGTATGAAGCCGCGCAAGTACGGCAACAAGATGCAGCTGACCGGTGACGGCGGTGGCCCGGTCCAGCACCAGGTGGGCAAGCTGACCGATGAAGAACTGGATGCCGCGATCGCGAAGGCGGCCGGCGGCGCGCAATGACAGCAACCAGCCGGGCCGAGAAGGAACTGCTGTTGGCGATGCTGCAGGAGCGCGAGCGCCGCGCCCAGGTCTACCGCTACCGCTACCTACACAGCAAGCTGTACGCCTGGCAGCGCGAGTTCGTTGCCAACACGGCCGACTTCTCGCAGGTCTGCCTGATCGCAGCAAACCGGATTGGCAAGACCTACACCGGCACCTACATCGACGCGATCCACGCCCTGGGCGACTATCCGGACGACTGGGAAGGCCACTACTTCAACCACGCGCCGCTGATCTGGTGCCTGGGCTACTCCGGCGAGAAAACGCGCGATCTACTGCAGGAGCCGATCGTGGGACGAAAAGACGGCAGCAGGTTCGCTGGCGGCCTGATCCCACCCGAGCACATCAAGGGCTACGAGTCGATGGCCGGCACGCCGAACGCGCTGCGTACGGTGTACATCCGCCAGATCGGCGGCGGCGACGTGCAGGCCGGCGATGCGGCGATTCAGTTTTGGTCGTACTCGCAGGGCCAGCACGCACTGATGGGTGACAGCGTCGACTGGTTCCACATCGACGAAGAGCCGAAGGACGACGAGATCTTCCCCCAAGTGCTGGTCCGAACCGCTACTGGCGACCAGGGCGCCGGCGGCCGCGGGATCCTGACCTTCACGCCAGAGAACGGCCGTACCGGCCTGGTCATCCAGTTCATGGACAGCCCATCGCCGGCGCAGAAGTACATGCAAAAGGGCTGGGACGACGCGCCCCACCTGAGCGAAACGGCCAAGGCCAATTTGCTGGCCAGCTTCCCGGCGCACCAGCGCGACATGCGAACGAAAGGAGTCCCGATGCTGGGACACGGACGAATTTACGACATGGCCGAAGAGGCGATCACCTGCGAACCCTTCGACATCCCGAAGCACTTCCGCGTCATCGACGGCATGGACTTTGGCTGGGATCACCCGCAGGCGCAGGTGCAGCTGGTGTTCGATCCCGAGGGCGACATGTTCTACGTCACGAAGGCGTGGAAGAAAGCAAACACCAAGCCGATCGAGGCCTGGGGCGCGGTCAAGTCTTGGGCCCAGAACGTGCCCACCGCTTGGCCGGCCGACGGCCTGCAAACCGAGAAAGGCAGCGCGAAGCAGCAAAAGGCGTACTACGAGGAGGCCGGCTTCAACATGGTCTTCGAGCAGGCCACCTGGCCAGACGGCGGCAACGGTGTCGAGGCCGGCCTGTTCGAGATCCGCGACCTGATGTTGTCCGGACGCTTCAAAGTGTTCGCCGGCCTGCGCGACTTCTTCGACGAGTTCCTGCAGTACCACCGCGACGACAAAGGGAAGATCAGCAAGGTGCGTGACGACTTGCTGGACGCGACCCGCTACGCCTACATGATGCGGCGCCACGCGATCGCATACGGCGACATCAACAAACCATGGGGCGGAAGCCTCAACTACCGATCACTGGGAAGCGCCTGATGGCACAAATGACAGACGACGAGCTGCGCGCGCTCACCGACGCGGAGATGCAGGACGCCAGCGCCGAATCGGGCTATGGCGGCCTGCTCGCCGCGTCGCGCGCCAAGGCCGAGTATTACTTCCAGGGCGTGGCCAAGGGCGACCTGGCGCCGCCGGAGATCGAAGGCCGCTCGTCGGTCGTCGACACCACCGTGGCGAACACCATCTTGGGCATGCACGGCCCGCTGATGAAAATCTTTTGCGGTACCGACCACGTCGTCGAGTTCGCGGAGACGCATCCGGACGACGAACAAAAGGCCAAGCAGGCGACGGAATACCTGAACTACCTGCTGCGCAAGAAGAACCCGGGCTACATGATCATCTACACCTGGGTCATGGATGCGCTCAAGTCCAAGGTCGGCTTCATCAAGGTGTGGTGGGACGATGCGCCGATCGAGACGACCGAGGAATACCGCGGCCAGACTGATGTACAGCTGGCGATCCTGCTCGACGACGACGAGATCGAGGTTACCGGCCAGCGCGCCTACGAGGATGAGGGCGCGGCCAAACAGCGCGCCCAGATGCTCGAGCAAGCTGCCCAGCAGCTCACCCAGATGGCGGCCGGCGACCCGCAGCAGTATGCGCAGGCCCAGCAGCAGTTCGCCGCCATGGAACAGCAGCCGGCGCCGATGCTCTACGACATCACCGTCAAGCGCACGCGCGAAGGCGGCAAGCTGTGCATCGAGAACATCCCGCCCGACGAGATGATGGTGTCGCGCAGCTGCAAGGACATCGACGACAACACGTTCAAGGGTCACCGGGTGCGCCGCACCGTGCGCTACCTGAAGGAACGCGGCTACGACGTCGAAGACGTCAAGTTCGACGACCCGGCCCAATCTCCGGAAGCGCAAGAGCGCGACCTGCTCGGGCTGAACAACCAGGTCACCGCACCTGCCGAAGCGCAGGATGCCGATTCCCGCATGGTCTGGCTGGAAGAGTGCTACGTCTACGCCGACATCGACGGTGACGGCCCTGCCCTGTTCAAGGTCATGCGCGCCGGCGGAAAGATCCTCGATCGCGAAAAGGTGGACGCCAACCCGTTCGTCGACCTGGCGTCGATCCCGCTACCGCACCAGTTCTTCGGCTGGTCAATGGCCGACCTAGCCATGCCGCACCAGAAGATCAAGACCAGCCTCAAGCGCTCGGTGCTCGACAACCTGTACCTGCAGGTGAATGGCCGCTACTTCGCGGTCGACCAGCAAGTCAACATCGACGACCTGCTGAACAGCCGACCTGGTGGCGTGGTGCGCGTGAAGACGCCTGGCGCCGTCGGTCGACTCGACCAGGGCGTGGGCGACCTCGGCAGTGCAATGAGCATGATGGAGGCCGCTGAGCGCGACGCCGAGGAAGCCACCGGCTACACCCGGCAGAGCCAGGGTGGCGGCATGCAGGTCGCACAGACCGCCACGCAGTCGAACATCGTCACCAACCGGGCAGATGAGCGCCTCGAGCTGGTGGCGCGCACGATGGCCGAAACCGGGTTCGCGCGGCTGTTCAAGAAGATGCTGCGGCTGGTGTCGCAGTACCAGAACAAGGCCGAGCAGGTGAAGCTGTCCGGCGGCTGGGTCGACGTGGATCCGCGCGAGTGGACGAACCAGTTCGACATGGCGCCCGGCGTAGGCCTCGGCACCGGCAACAAGGACCAACTGGTGCAGCACCTGATGGCCCTGAAGCAATCCCAGGTGCAGGCGCTGCAGATCGGCTACGCCACCCCGGCCAACCTGTTCGCCGCCGACAAGAAGCTGACCGAGGCCCTGGGCTTCCGCGACGCTGACCGCTTCTTCACCGACCCGTCGCAGATGCCGCAAAAGCAGCCGCAGCAGGATCCGGCCATGGTGAAGGCGCAGCTCGACGCACAGTCCCGCAAGGATCAACTGGAGTTCGAGCGCGAGAAAGCGCAGATGTCGCTGCAGGCCGACATGCAGAAGGCGCAGATGCTGGCGCAGCAGCAGATGGAAGTCGACCGCAACCGCCAGGAGCTGGAAGCCCAGCAGCAGACGGTGCGCATCCAGCTTGAGGCTGAGCAGGCCGAGCGTGATGCACAGCGCCGGCACGACGAGCAGATGGCCAAGATCGACTTCGAGCGCGAGAAGCTCGCATTCGAGCAATGGAAGGTCAATCTGCAGCACGACGCCGACATCGTCAAAGCGCAGATCGCAGCGCAGCACAAGAGCGAATCCCTGGCCGCAGCAGAGGCCCAATCGAACGAGGACATGGCAGCCAATGGAAACGCTTGACCAACGCATCACCCAAGGCGACCAGGCGCGCCAGGTGCTGGATAACCCGGCATTCGCCAAGGCGTTTGCCGACATCGAACAGGAGCACATTGAAGCATGGAAGAACTCCCCCGCCCGCGACCCAAACGGGCGCGAAACCCTGTGGATGACGGTGAAGCTGCTGCACAAGCTGCGCTCGACGCTGGAGGCGTCAATGCTGGACGGTCGAATGGCAAACATCGAGCGCGAGCACCAGGCGAACCAGCTGGCGAAGGACCGGGCCCAGGGGATCAGCCTGTGATGGCCGGCACGCGCCCTGCTGGCCAGGTGTGCGACTGGCTTGACGTCATCGAGCCTGCCCGCAAGGACGCACGTCTGACCACGCGCATCTGGTACCCCGAACCCCGCGGCGATCTGTTCGACCTGGGCAACGGCATCAACGCCCAGGTTCTCATCGGCGCCCCAGCCTATCAAGTCTCCAGCGGCGAAATCGTCGCGATCGAAGGATGAAAATGCACCCGAAATATTGGAAAACGCCCCGCCTGATGGATCAGGCCAACGATGGCACGACCGGCGGCGCCGGCGGCAGCGGCCCACTGGACACGTTCAGCGCTGCCAGCGCGTTCGAGTCGCGCCTGGACGATGAGCCCGACGCCATGCCGGCGGACGCTAACGCTACGGCCGACGCCGACGCCGAGACCGAAGATCAGGCCGCCGAGCGCCTGGCGCGCGAAGATGCCGGTCTTGCCGATCCTGCGATCGCCGACGCGCCGCAGTCGTTCACGATCAAGGTCGACGGCAAGGACGTCACCCTGACCGCCGACGAGATGGCCGAGCACGTCAAGGCCGGCATGCGGCAGGCCGACTACAGCCGCAAGACGGCCGAGGTGGCCGAGCAACGCAAAGTCGCTGACACCGAGACGGCGCAGGCCCGCGCCCAGCGCGACGAATACGCAGGCAAGCTTGGCAACTTCGCCAATCAAGCGACGTACGAGCTGAACGCCCTCGAGGCGCAGCTCACCGACGAACTTCTGCAGTCCGACCCGGTGGCATACCTGTCGACGCAACGCACCTTGCAAGCAAGACACGCGGAGCTTCAACAGGCCCAGCAGGAACTGCAAAAGATCACCGATCAACGCAACGCCGAAACGGCCGAAGCCCAGCGTCAACACTTCGAACATCAGCGAGAGCAACTTCTTGCCAAGTTGCCCGAGTGGAAAGACCCAGCCAAGGCCAAAGCGGAAGTTGCCGAGATCCAGCAATATCTGGCGACGCAGGGATACCAGCCCGAAGAATCGGACTTCACCGACTTCCGCTCGGTAATCCTGGCGCGCAAGGCCATGCAGTTCGACGCCCTGATGGAGCGCGCCCGCACCACGACCAAGAAGGTGGCCAGCGCGCCGCCGAAGATCGAGCGCCCGGGCAACGCCGATTCGGCGCGTCCTGGTGATGGCCGCACCACCGCAATCAAGCAGCTCAAGCAGTCCGGTTCCGTCCGCGACGCCGCCGCCGCTTTCTCGCAGTTCCTGTAATCCACCCAATTTAGGAGGCCAAGATGGCCGCACCAACCAATACCTACGTTTCGACCGCCGCCGTCGGCAATCGCGAAGATTTGACCGACATCATCGATATGATCACCCCGACCGAGACGCCGTTCTACTCGATGATCGGCAAGGCCAAGGCCTCGGGCACCAACCACGAATGGCAAACCCAGGCACTGCGCGCGGCGAAAGACAACGCGCATGCCGAAGGTGATGACACCACCGCGACTGCCGTCACCCCGCAGGTCCGTCTGAACAACTACACCCAGATCCTGAAGGAAGCGGCCAGCGTCTCCGGCACCCAGGAAGGCGTCGACAAGGCTGGCAAGAAGTCGGAAATGGCCAAGCAAATGGCCCTGAAGTCGGCCGAAATGAAGCTCGATCTGGAATTTGCCCTGACCCGCAACGGCGTGACCGCCAACAGCCCGCGCAAGATGCGTGGTCTGGTCGGCTTCATGGCAGGCGCAAACGTCAGCTCGGGCGCCGGCTACGTGGCGCCGAACTACCTGCCAATCGGGAACGTGGCGCAGACCGACGGCGCCGCGCGCGCGTTCACCGAAGCGCTGCTCAAGGACACGCTGCAGAAAACCTACATCGCCGGCGGCCGCCCGAACGTGCTGATGCTGGGCGCGTCGCAGAAGCAGACTTTCTCGACCTTCACCGGCAACGCCACCCGCCAGAAAGACGCCGACACCAAGCTGAACGCTTCGATCGACGTCTACGTGTCGGACTTCGGCACCCTGAAAGCGGTCGTGAACCTGCAACAGCGCCCGCGCGACGTGTTCGTGCTGCAGTCGGACAAATGGGCCTTTGCCACCCTGCGTCCATGGCAGAAAACGCCGCTGGCCAAGACCGGTGACAGCGAGCGCAACCAGATCCTGCTGGAAGGCACCCTGGAAGCGATCAACCCGCTGGCCAACGGCGCCGTGCTGGACGTGCTGTAAGCGACAGCGCAAGCAGTAACAAGGGCAGCCCTTCGGGGCTGTCTTTTTTTTATCCACGCACGGGACACCCATGACCCTGAAAACCTTCATGCCGTCCGGCGCCGACACGGTGCTGCTGGCGGTCAACACTGCTTCGGCACGCGCGCAGCTCGACCCGCACTCGAGCGTAGTGCGCGTCATCAATGACGGTGCGTCGACGGCGTTCCTGCACTTCGGTGATGCCACCGTGACGGCCAACACCGCAAAGATGCCGATCAAGGCCGGCGCCACCGAGACGTTCACCACGGGCACCGCAAGCCACGTCGCTGCGGTCACCGCGAGCGGCACCACCAACATGTATTTCACGAACGGCGAAGGCTTGTAGCCATCCCTATCCAAGGCTGCTTATGATCAAGAATAATCGCGCCGCTGGCAACCAGTCCGTTGCTACCGCGGACAGCCCACTGCTGACGATCCCAGCGGCCCAACCTTGGTTTTTCTTCTTCACCATCCGTTACGACGGCCTGGTGACGGGCGACAACCCGCAGTACTTCATTTCGACGGGCAATTTCGGCGCTGCCGGCTCTCTGAACATCGCCTTCTATACGTCCGGTTCGACCATTGGCAGTCTCCAAGGGCGCATCGTGGTGTTCGCTGATACCGTAACGGCAACCGCGGATGCACCAATTGTTGCTGCTTCAAAGTTGACGCAAGGCGAGCATCAGTACCTTCTCCATAGCGACGGCACCACCGTGCATCTGTATCGCTGCCCGATCGTGGCCGGCGTTATTGCCACCGAAGCAAGCGTAGTGCTGGAGGGTTCCAGTGTCAGCCCGCTCCTGGTAAAAGAGCTGAACGGATCGGCCTTCGTGATCGGTGGGCGCGCCGACGGCGCTGCCAACCGTAGGAGCGATCAGTCGCACAGCCGGACAGGCTTCGGCCACGGCAACGTCACCCTGGCTGAGCTCGCGCGCCTGGCCAACGGCGAGGACTTGATCACCGATCTGAAAAAGGTACCGGTGGTCTACGTGCGCATGGCCACCGCCAGCGACATCGTCGACGCTAGCCCGAACAAACTGGCGTTCACGCAGACTGGCACGCCCACCACCAGCGCCGAGCCGGCGTACAACTTTACCGGCGGCACCGCGCCCAACCCCGATCCTGAACCAGAGCCGGAACCAGAACCGCAGCCGAGCAACACGCTGTCTCTCGACGCGCTGCCTGTCAATCGCATCGTACAGCGTGTGATCGGCAGTGCCGCCGTCGCCATTGCCGTGTCCGGCGCCTTCGCGGGTGCCACGCCAGACAGCATCGAACAGCGCATCCTGGCTTCGAACGGCGCTGACGTCATCAAGGACTGGGCAAACACGAACGCCACGATCGGCGCCAACACGTGGCAGGCCGCGCCGCAGGTTCCGTCTGGCGGCATGTACCACCTGGTCGAACGTAGCATGAAAGCCGGCGTCGAGCTGGCACGTACCGACATCAGTACGAACCGTGTGGGTGTGGGTGACATCCAGGCCTGGATCGGCTCGAGCGGCGCTGAACGCGGTTTTACGAGTTCGTCCGGGACAGGCCTGACTCCACGCGACGACGTGTCTTACTACGACGGTGTCGCGTGGCGCTCGTTCGGCACAGATGGGGGCGCGATCATTGCCGCCAACGCGCTCGCCGAAAAGTCGGGCGTCCCATTCGGGATGATCGACTCGGGCCGAGGCGGCAGCACGCTGAAGGACTGGCTCAACCTCAGCTATGTCGGCTGGACCATGTTCGTCGCCGATGTGGCTGACGTCGGTGGCTTCTCTAGCTGCGTGATCACGGTAGGTTCGAACGACGCAGCTACAGGGCTCGTGCAGAGCCGAGAGCAGCACGCGGCCAACCTGCGCACCCTTATCCAACGCGTGCGCGACCTAGCCGGAAATCAGCGCCTATGGATCGTGCTGGTCGGCTACAACCGGCGCACCGCGTACAGCACTAGCGTCCTCACAAAGGCGGCGTTCGATGCCCAATCGAACATGGTGCGCATGGCCGAAAGCGACGTGGGCAAGGATCCGTTCGTGATCCACGTGCAGACGCTGGATTTCCTCATGCTGACGAGCGACGGTACCCACCTGTCGCCATCGGCAGCCGGGTACCCTGCGCTGAACGTGCGCAGCTCTTTCCAGTCCGGCTCGACGATTTACGACGGCGTGCCGATGGGCTCGCCATACGTCAGCGGCATGGCCGCATCGGGTAACGACGTGCTGGTGCAAGTCAAGCACCGCGGCTCGACAGACCTCGATGTGCCGGCGTCGGCCACAGGTTTTACCGGTACCGGCTTCGACAAGCAGCCGATCGCGGTGCTGGGCGTGGATCGCGTCAATGGGAGCCTGCTGCGCGTGCGCTGCGATCGCCCTGCCGAGACGCTGCAGTACCTGGCCGGCTCGGCGCCGCCCGTCGGCACGCCGATCTACGGCAACACTGCCCAGCCGCTGCCGCTCCTGGCTGAGACAGATATGGCGATCGAACCAGATGCCGGCGCGGTACCAGGGCAGGATGCAAATGCGCCAGTGCTGCCAGGCGTGATCACCGTCACAAACGTGACTTCGAATGGCGCCACGATCGCAGTTGGCCCTGCGACAGACGATGTCGCCGTGGTGGGCTACGAATACAGCATCGACGGCGGAAAAACCTACGACGCCATGCCGAGCAACCGGACGGCCGTGCTGAACGGGCTTTCTGCTGCCAGTACCTACGTCATCTATGTGCGCGCCTATGACGCCGCAGGCAATCGATCCGAACCGCTGTCGAAGTCCATCACCACGGAACCGTATGTGAGCGGCCCTGCAGCGACCGGGCAATCTCGTCGCAGCTCAACGAGCCGACATCGCTATAACTGAAAGAATCGAATGAAACTCGACACCCGCATTTTTACGCAGGACGACAGGCTGGTTATCGGCCGCTCGCAAGACTGCACCGCGATTCTCGAAGACGCTGTGCACCGCCATAACGAAGGCCTGCACGGCACTGCCGACGTCAAACACGCGGCGCGCATCCCGGAAGTGATCGTCGAGAAGTACTGCAACGACCACAAGATCAGCTTCCACGAATTCATGGGCGACGAGGTGCACATCAAGCGCCTGGTTGAGCATCCGGACAACAGCATGTTCCGCATTTGGAAAGGGAAGCTCTGACCATGCAAAAGTACGAGCACAACCTGACCGCGAACACCAGCGGCGTGCTGCGGCCGCTATCCGGCGCTTCGATTGTCGTCACGGACGGCGCATCCGGCCTGCCGGCCTCCATCTATTCCGACAACGGTACCGGTCCGCTGCAGCAACCGCTACTCACGAACAACGATGGCTATTTCGGCTTTTATGCGGCCGACGGCAAATACACCCTGACCTTTACCAGTCCCCGCTTCGAGACCTTCACACGCGAAATCGTGCTCGACGATCCACTGGACGACCCGTACGCGACGCTGGCGCAGCTGTCGGCGCCCACTGGCTCGAGCATGGTGAATCATGGCGATAAGCCTGTGAGGGACGTGCTCGAGGAAATCAAACAGGCGCTCAAGGATCTGGCGCCGGGCGCTTCGTACACGCTTCCGCCAGCAACGGCCTCAGCTCTCGGCGGCGTGAAAATCGGCGCTGGCCTGAGTATCGACAACAGCGGCGTTATTTCCGCACCTGGTGGTGTCATGGTGCTACTGGGGGCAATCACAGTCGGCGTTACGGTCGCTCAGATCGACTTCCTGAGCCTTGCGACAGCCGGCTTCGACAAGCTCATCATCGACATCCACAACATCCAGCTATCCGGAAGCAGTGATTTGTTTATGCGGTTGGCTGCTGGTGGGGTATTGATCCCGTCAATCACCATTTCCGGGCCTACCGAACCCGGCGGCACCCACACTGCGAATAGCCAGATCAAGGTCGACAGTTCCGTCATCGGCGGTAGCTATGTCGTCGAGCTGGGCAACATCAACGCTCCCACCTTGAAACGTGTCGGCGTGCGGGGCTCGAAGCACACGAGTAACGGCTCGCCCCGGTTTGCGGAAGGCTACACGGGCAACTCTGACCCGTTCAGTGGTTTCCGGCTCTACCCCGCTACCAGCAGCATCGTTTTCATGGCCGGCACTGTACGAGTGTATGGCATCAAAAATTCGTAAGGAACGAAAAATGATCCATCGTATTGCCTATTGGGACAACGGAGCCGGCGAGCAGCGCGAACGCAACGCAACCCCAGAAGAGGTCGCCGAGATCGAAGCGCGCATTGAGCACCCGGCCGCGCCAAGCGTTCCGGATGAAGTTACTCGCCGCCAAGGCTACCTGGCCCTGTTCGACGTGGGCGTAACGGAAGCCATGATCGAAGCGAAGTTGGCCGAACTGCTGTCCGGCCTCGAGCTGGAGCGCGCCCTGCTTGATCGCCGCACCGCGTCGACATTCCGCCGCGACAATCCGCTGGTGCAGACGGTCGGCGCCGCCTTCGGGCTGAGCCTTGACGACCTGTTCGTCAGCGCCGCCGCACTGGAGTGAGGCGCGCATGACCATCATCGTACAAACCAAGGCCAGCGCGTCCGCGCGCGACTATGAGTGGCTCAAGAAGTCGGTAGCCGACTGGCTTCACCGCACCGACCTGGGCGCCGTTATTCCCGATTACGTCATTTTCGCTGAGCAGCGCATCAACACCGAATTGCGGAAGCGATGGGTCGAGCAGGTTCCGGCCCTGGCCGACAACGGCGGTTCGAACTGGCTGATTGAGCAGCACGCTGGCCTGTATTTGGCGGCGACCATGTGCGCCGCGCTGCTTTACACCGGCGACATGCCCAAGCTGCAGATGTGGGAAGCCAAATACGCGGATGCGGTCGGTGCTCTCGACTTCGACCCTTCCATCAGCGCCGGGCTTGTGGTTCGGCCCGACCGAAAAGTTAAGGAATAAACATGGCAGTCGAAAACGTCAATCATATCGGTGACCTGGACCCGACCAATCCGAGCGGCGCCTCGCCAAAGAGTGAGGGCGACGACAATATCCGCGCGGTCAAGAAAGCGGTCAAGCTCACTTTTCCCGCAGTCCAGGGCCCCGTTACCGCATCCCACATCGAACTGAGCCTGCTGAAGGGTAAAACCAACGTTGCCACGAAAGAAGACATCGCCGCAGCGCAGCTGTCGACCTCAATCCCGGGCGTCAATGACCCGGCCAACACCGGGAAGTTCCTGGCTGCCGGTGGCGCGTGGGCCAGCATCGACTTGCGCGGCGCGCCGGCCAGCAACAAGGGCAACACTGGCACCACACCGCAAGTCGTCGATTACAAGGATGGCGAAGGCCAAACGATCACGGCCACCGGCGCGCATTCGCTCAGCGTGACTGGCTTCCCGGTCGACCGCCTGTCCGGCGTGCTGCTGCGCATGCTCGGCTATGGAAATTTCACCCTCACCACCACTGGCATTAGCTGGATGAAGGCGGACGGCTCGCTGACGACCAACTTCGCGGCATCTGGCATCACGCTCTCCGCCGGCCTGAGCATGGTCGCCTTGTTCAGCTTCGGCGATGGCGTGGTGTACGGGAAGCCGGCGCGATGAAGCCCTGGATGCTGGCTGCGATCTTCGGCAGCCCGGAGCTGGTGACGAAGACATTTACGGGCAATGCGACCTTCCCGATGCCATCGGGTGTGGCCCGCCTTGAATCGCTCAAGGGTAAGGGTGCCGACGGCGCGCCAGCCAAGCCGGGTGTAAAGGTTTGGCGCCTGCTGAAATACCAGCAGAACATGTTTTCCGACTCCAGTGGCATTTCGTGGGGACAAATCAACCTGAGCTCGGTAGATGAGTTTCCAAGTGAACCCTCTGCTCCCCCGCCATATAAAGACCCCAAGATTTATTACACCTGGGGATATAGCGAGATGAACTACACCTATGAGGTAGACAGCTATATCAAAGACAGCTCGCCAGCCACGACTGGCGCATCAGCCACCGGCTTTGGAAAGACTTTTCCTGGCGGCATAGGCCAGGCGGCGACGCAGGTCAGTTACAGCAATGTCGCAGTCACCGGTGGGCAGAATTACACGCTCGCGATACCTGCTGGCGGTTCCATAACCCTCACGTACTACCGATAACATGGCCAAGATCGAATTCAAGATGCCGGGCGCGGTAGGCGTCATCACGGACATTGCTCCCTCGGAGTTGCCGCCTGGCGCCTGGTCGGGCGCAAAGAACGTGCGCTTTCAGGACGGCGCCGCGCTGCAGTTCCTCGGGCACGGCCAGGTGTACAACAACCCGCCGGCGGCACCGCAGTACTTGATGCAGGCGAACGTTGCCGGCGCGCGGTACTGGCTCTATGCGACCGCTGGCAAGCAGTTCGCGGTGTCGAATGCATCCGGCACCTCAGTGCATACCGACATCGGCCACGTGACCGCGCGCGCCGGCGCAATCAACGCCTGGTCCGGCTGCGTGTTCGGCGGGATCCCGGTGCTGAATGCCGGCGACGGTAGAGCGCCGATGTATTGGAACACGAACCTCACGCAGAAGTTCGTGGATCTACCGGCCTGGCCGGACAACACGTCGTGCAAGGTGCTGCGCCAGTACAAGAACATGCTGATCGCGCTGAATATCACCCGCGCCGGCGCGCGCATGGCGTACATGGTGAAGTGGTCAAGCCTGGCGGTGCCGGGCGCCCTGCCCTCCACCTGGAACGAAGCGGACGCCACTCAGGACGCCGGCGAGTTCGACCTGGCCGAAGGTCAAGACCCGATCGTCGACGGCCTGGGCCTGAAGGACAGCCTGATCGTCTATAAGGAGTCGAGCACCTACGCGATCGACTACATCGGCGGCCAGTTCATCCTGAAGCCGCGCAAGGTGTCGGGCATGAGCGGCCTGCTGAACATGAACTGCGCGGTCGAGTTCGAAGCTGGCTTCGGCGCCATGCACTTCGCGGTGACTGGCTCGGACATCGTGATGCACGATGGCTTCTCGGCCAAGTCGGTGCTCGACAAAAAAGCGCGCCGCTACTTCTTCCAGAATATCGACGTCGCCAACCAGGGCAAGGTGTTCGTATTCAAGAACACCTTCCTCAATGAGATCCTGGTGGCGTACCCAGCGATCGGCGCGACCTGGTGCGACACGGCACTGGTCTACAACTATGTCGACGGCACGGTCACCTTCCGCAGCCTGCCGAACGTCACGCACGCGGCCTACGGCCCTGTCGACAACTCGTTGGCCGGTAACTGGGAGCAGGACTCGGCGCCCTGGGACAGTGACCTGACGGCGTGGAACGGCCCGGATTACACACCGGACACCGCCCGCGTGATGATGGGCAGCGCCGATAGCAAGCTGTACCTGCTCGACGCGTCGGCCAGCTTCGACGGCGCGCTGCCGGATGCCTGGCTCGAGCGCCGCGGTTTAGGGTTCGACGCGCCGGAGCGTATCAAGCTGGTCAGCGGGATCCGGCCGCGCATCACCGGCAACCGCGGCGGCACGGTCATCGTCCGCCTGGGCGCGGCCGACGCACCCGACGGCGAGCCCACCTGGTCGGCGCCGCTGACCTACGTAATCGGCAGCACCCTCAAGCTGGACCGCTTCATCTCGGGCCGCTACATCGCGGTGCGCTTCGAGACCGGCACCGCGTACACCTGGCGCCTGGACGGCTTCGCGCTCGAGGTGAACGACGCAGGAGAATTCTGATGCGCCCGACGAACAGCAGCATGACCACCTACCAGCCGGGCGACCCGCCGGCGGACCTGGCGCAGATGCAGCGCTTCCTGCGCGAGGAGCTGGCCAAGTTGAAGGCCGTTACGGACGCAGTGGCCAACGGCTTCCTGCCTACCGTGTACTCGCCGCCGGCGAAGCCACGCGACGGCATGCTCCGCAACGCTGACGGCGCGCAGTGGAACCCGGGCAGTGGCGCCGGCCTGTATCGCTACGGCGCCAGCAAGTGGAATTTTCTCGGCTGATTCAGCCAATCAACGAAAGGCAACATCATGGGTTTCTTGAAAGACCTCGTCGGCATCGCCGCACCAATCGCGGGCACTTTCCTCGGCGGGCCAGTCGGCGGCGCCATCGGCGGCGCGCTGGGCGGCGCGATCAGCGGCAGCGGCCAGCCGAAGTCGCAGACCTCGACCACGCAGCAGCAGCTGGACCCGCGCATTTCGAACATGCTGTTCGGCACTGGTGGCCAACAAGGCTTGCTGGGCCAGTTCCAGGGCCTGCTGAACACCCCGCAGTCGGACGCGTCGAAGAACTGGTCGCAGACGAACGCAAACTATCTGAACCAGAATGGCGGCGCCGACCTGAGCGCGGTGCGCGGCGCAGCCAATGGCCTGCTCAGCGGCAATGCAGCTCCGCAAGCAGCAAGCGTGGCGCCGACGACCGCAACGCACATGAACAGCCCCGCCTGGGCGACCGGCAACATGGTTAAGGCACCAGGGCAGAACAACATGGATCTGACCGGGTCGTACGATCGCTTCATCAACGGCACGCCGGGCGCGAATCCCTATCTGGACAAGTCAATCGATGGCGCGATCGCGCAGAACCGCCTGGGCTTCCAGCAGCTGCAGGACGACAGCACGAAGAATTTGATGCAGAACATCATGCCGTCCATCCGGAGCAATTCGGTGCTGGCCGGCCAGTACGGCGGCTCGCGCCAGGGCATCGCCGAGGGCAACGCGATCGGCACGCAGCAGACGGAGCTGGCGCGCGCCGCTTCGCAGTTCAGCCAAAACGCCACCAATGCCGCGGTGGGCGCCAAAGCGAACGCCTACGAGACCGATTCAAACCGCGCACTGTCGGCGACGCAGGGCCTGGGCGCGCAGCAATACGGCGTAGCGCAACAGGATGCGGCCACGAAGAATCAGGCCGAGTTCATGAACGTAGGCACGCACAACGACGTGCTGAAAACGAACGCCGGGCTGGCGCAGAACGCGAACCAGTTCAACGCCGGACTGCAGCAACAGACCAATCTGGCAAACCTGCAAGCGCAGCTCACGAACAACGGGCAGAACAACAGCAGCGCAGCGGTTGGTGGTGGCCTGCTGTCCGGCCTGCTTGGCCAGACCTCGGGCGCAGTAAATGCGCAGGACAACTACGGCATCAACAAGGCTCAGGGCGTGAACTCGCTGCTGGCACCGTACCTGGGCGCGAACAGCTCGACCACCAATTCGCAGCCGCTGTACAGCAACCCCACCGGCAATGCGCTTGGTGGCGCGCTGATGGGCGGCCAGCTCGCCGGCATGTTCGGCGGCAGCAGCTCCGGCTCGTCGGGCGGCCTCGGTGACCTGCTCGGCATCGGCACCAAAGGCGGCGGCCTGTTCGGCTCCGGCTCTTTCTTCTAAGGAATCATCATGGCAGGCATTTTCGACATGTTCGGCGGCTCGCCGCAATCGCAGGGGCTGCTGGCGGCGGCCGCACAGATCCTCCAGGCCTCGGGGCCGTCGCGCACGCCGACCAGCTTGGGCCAGATCCTCGGCGGCGGGCTGGGCGCGTACCAGCAGCAGGAACAGCAAGCGCGGCAGCTTGGCCAAGTCGAGCAGCTCCGCGGGCTGCAGATCAAGAACGCCGAGAGCGACCTCGCGGCGCAAGAAGCAGCGCGCCAGCGTGCGCAGAACCTGCTGTCGCTGACCACCGCCTACGGCAAGTCGCGAGGCGACCAGCAGGGGGCGTCGCCAATGCCGGCGCCGCGCTCTGCCGACACGATGTTCCGCGATCTGGTTTCGAGCGGCGGCATGCCCGCGGCGGCGGCAGCGCAGCAGCCGTCGATGATGGCCGCGCAGGCCGGGCCAGGCGGCGGCGGTAGCCGCAACGCGCTGGTGCAGGAGCGCCTGCAGTACGCGCAGCACCTGCGCGACAATGGTTATGCGGCCGAGGCCAATGCAGCCGAGGATCAGGCGCTGAAGCTGCAGCCGAAGGTCAAGGGCTGGGAGAAGGTGCAGCAGAACGGCAGCGTGATGTTCGCGCCCTTCTTCGAAGACGGCACGAGCGGTGTGCCAGTGCCGCTGGAAGTGGCCGAGAAGCTGGAGAAGGTCAATCGCGGCGGCACTACCGACCTGATCAACTCGTTCACCGGGGAAACTGTGCGTTCGCTGACGAATACTGTCGATCCGAACACTGTCTACAACGGGAACATCGCGCGCGAAGGATTCGCCCGCGCAGACGCACGCGCGGAGCGTGCGAACCCGGCGAACAAGCCACTGCCGGCCGGCGCGCTCAGGATGCAGCAGACCGAACTGGACGCGCTGGCGACCGCTACCGGCATCGATGACCAGCTGGCGCGCATCCAGGGCCAGATCGACGGCGGCAAGCTGTCGTTCGGCCCGGTGTCCAACTTCGTCAACCGCGGGTTGAATTCGGCCGGCATGTCGACCGAGGGTAGCCGCAACCTGGCCTCGTTCCAGTCGACGCTGGAAAAGCTGCGCAACGACTCGCTGCGCTTGAATGCTGGCGTGCAGACCGACGGCGACGCCCAGCGCGCGTGGAACGAGCTGTTTCAAAACATCAACGATACCGACCTGGTGAAACAACGCTTGGGCGAGATCCGCAACATCAACCAGCGCGGCGCGCAGCTGCGCAAGCTGAACGTCGACGGCATCCGTGCCAACTACGGCCACAACCCGCTCGATACGTCGAGCTATGAGCGCCCGAGCGCGTCGGCCGCGCCGGCCGCAAGTGGTGGTGGGCAACTGAAATCGGCCATGAAAGGCCAGGTCATGGACGGCTACCGCTTCAAGGGCGGCAACCCGGCTGACCCCAACGCATGGGAAAAACTATGAGCGGTCCGTGGGAAAAGTTTGAACAGCCGGGTGAAGGCCCGTGGGCGAAGTTTCAGGGCGCGCCAGCACCGAAATCCAAGCCGTTCGGCAAGGATCTGGGCGACGCGATCGCCGACGTGCCGCGCCAGGTCGGCCTGACCGCGCGCCACGCTGTCGAAGGCGCCGGCGAGGTGTTCGACACCTTCGTCGGCAATCCGCTGCGCACGCTGGCCGCGCCGGTGCTGGGCAATGCCCCGACCGCGCGCACCGGCGCCGCGCTGGCGGATGCCGTGGGTCT